ATCATATTTATCACATATACCAATAAGTCATAATATGTCATTAAAACCAACACTACATCTACCTTGGTTAGAGTTTATTAAGTTAGATTCTATTTCTGTGTTACCTTTACATGAACAGTCTAGTGTATTTAGAAAAATGACAGATCCCAACCAAGTAATACCTTGGTTAACGTTTAAAGAGTTACCACATATAGTAGACTTAAGTCTATCAGAACAAACTCAACGTTATAAAAAATATTTAGATGAGTTAGACAAAGTACGTCTAGAACAACTACAACAACTACAACAAATACAACAAGAACAACCAGTTATCAACGAATATGATAACTTAAATTGGTTAGTACAAGGAAGAAGTCAAGGTGCATTTGAACCAGCTCCACCACCTTCAGGATCAATAACCATACCACCTCACATCCTATTAGAAATAGGGGATGATTTATTATTAGAGGATTCAGGATTAATAGTACTAGAATAAAAAAACAAAATGGCAAATAAAAAGATTTCCGAATTAACTAAAGTAGCATCAACTAATGCTACTGATGAATTTGTACTAAGCAGAGGGGGAACCAACGTAAGTATAGAAGCTCAAAATCTAACTATGGCATCTGCATCATATGCTTTAACAGCATCATACGCAGTAAAAACTTTAGTAGAAATAAGCTCATCATTCGCCCAAACAGCATCTTCAGCAACATCAGCTTCTTTAGCTCAACTTGCTTTAGAGGCTATATCCTCATCTTATGCAATATCTTCTTCTTTAGCTCAACTAGCTTTAGAGACTATATCTGCATCATATGCCGTAACAGCATCACACGCTTTAAATAGCACATCAGTAAGTTCATCATATGCAACTACTGCTTCATATGCTGGGTCAACTACCATATTAAGTTCGTCAGCATCAACTGCTAGAGACGTTATAGTAGATAGCATTAGTGGTTCATCGACTGCTCTAAGTGCATCGTTAACAACCACTGATCAAGCAATAAGTAGTTCAGTAGCAAACCTAAGTGGATCAACTTCAGATGCTAGAAACGTAATAGCAACTACTGTAAGTGCATCTGACGCTTTTTTAAGAACTAGAATAGATGGAGATTACATAGAATTCCTAAATCTAGAGATAACAGTTAATAACCTAAGTGGATCAACAGCAACAGCAAATACAGAGTTAAGTGCATCGTTAACAACAACTGACAAAGCAATAAGCTCATCAGTTGTGATTTTAAGTGGTTCAGCTTCAGATGCTAGAACAGCTTTATCATCCTCTCTTACAGCTACAGAACAACAACTAAGTAGTTCATTAGCTGGTACAAATGCTAATCAAAACACCTTAATAGTAAATAATCTTAATCAGGCATTTGTAACCCTACCAGCTCAAATAACAGCAAAAGCTGATACTACTTACGTAGATAATCAAAACACAGCTTTAAGTGCCTCAGTAGCTGCATTAAGTGGTTCAGCATCAGATGCTAGAAACGCTTTAACGATTGAATCTGCTTCATATGCTTCAACAGCTTCATTTATAGTCTCATCAGGTATATTAGGACCACTTGGGGTAGATAGTGTAGCAAAATCACAAGTAGCTAGTATATCAACCAACTCTGTGTCATGTTCATATGCTATTACAGCACCACTCCTAAGTGGTTCAGCATCAGATGCTAGAAATGTAATAGTATCAGATTATAGTCCAAAAGTTAGTGGTTCGTTTGCTCAATACATAAGTAGAATTGATCAAACTGGGGCAGCAGATACTATTCACTTTGTTACTCATAACACAAATACAATAGAACAAAATATTAGTCTAGATGCTAACGATTATGAGATAACAGTTACTAACGCAGGAAAATATGAGTTAAAATCTACAACTCAATGGCAAAGAGATACTGAGACCACAGATAACGTTAGTTTATGGATTCAAGTAAACGGAACAAACGTAGGATTCTCAACATCTACATTAAGTTTAACAGATAACTTTATAACACCTCTATACTCACAGTGGATATTAGATTTAGATGCAGGTGATGTTGTTAGAATAGCATGGAGTTCAACAGAAGGTACAGCATCAATAGTAAAACTAGCAGCGTTTACGAATCCAACAAGACCTATGACACCATCAGCAAACACACATCTTATTAAGATAGGAGATTAATATTTATAATAAAACACATCTATGAACATTCCTATTTGGCCTGGCTCATCATCATTCGATCCTAAAACACACCCAACACCATATGGGTATTATGACGATGATTATGATTTCCAACAATCAGCAGATCAGTTTGCTAGATTCGCAGCTCAAAACTTAGGATATCCTATAGTTGATGTTGAACTTCAAGATATTAACTTTTATAATGCTTTAGAAAGAGCTACAACAGTTTATGGTAACGAAGTATTTGCATTTAAGATTAGAGATAATCAACTATCAATAGAAGGTGGTGACGCTCAAGTCGATTTATCTAATGCTGTAGTAACTCCATCAATGGCTAGTACTATTAGAATCGCTCAACAATATGGTGCTGAAGCTGGATCTGGTGGTAATATAACTTACCATACAGGTAGTATAGTGATGGAAGCTAATACACAAGATTACGATCTAAATGCTTGGGCTAAATCACAAGGATTAGATAAAAAAGGTGGTATAGAGGTAAAAAGAGTATTTTACGAAGCACCACCTGCAATAACACAATATTACGATCCATACTCAGGTACTGGATTTGGATTTCAAGCAATGTTTGATTCGTTTGGATTCGCTTCGATGTCACCAGCAACTAACTATTTAATGATGCCTTTATCGTTTGATTTACAAACAATACAAGCAATCGAAATGAATGAGCAAGTTAGAAGATCTAACTATTCGTTTGAGTTAATAAATAATAGGTTAAAAATATTTCCTATACCTACAGCAGACTCAATGATACGTTTCGAATATATCATAAAAAATGATAGAATGGCGACAGTTGAAGGTGATCTTGGTGATGGCCCAGCTAAAACTATTACATCAGTTGCTGATTCACCATATTCAAATCCTATATTTTCACGTATAAACTCAGTAGGTAGAGAGTGGATTCAAGAATATGCTTTAGCTTTAGTTAAACAAGTATTAGGTAATATTAGAGGTAAATATGCTAACTTACCAATACCAGGAGCAGAAATAACCCTAAACGGTTCAGAACTAATATCTCAAGGTACAGCAGAAAAAGATGAGCTAATAGTAAGGTTAAGAGATTATTTAGATAGTACATCTAGACAAGCGTTATTAGAAAGAAAAGCAGCAGAAGGACAGTTTGTCAAAGATGATTTGTCTCAAGTACCATACACAATCTACGTAGCATAACATGGCATTATTTGCAGGCAGGAGAGATGTATCCCTAATAAGGAATCTTAACAGGGAGATTATGGGTGATATAATCACCCAACAAGCAGCATTCTATAGATACAAGACTGAAGAAACTAAAGTCAACATGTATGGGGAAGCAGCTGGTGAAAAGTTTTTTGATGGTCCCTTCTTATTTAACTGCCTTATTAGTAGACAAGATCAGGAGTTTCCTGAAAGTGAACTTGGTGTAAACTTTAACCAAGGGATAACATTCGCATTTTTTAGAGATGATTTAGTTGATTCTATGTATGTACCTGAAGTTGGTGATATAGTATTATATCAAGAAGGATATTACGAAATAGATTCACTAACAGCTAACCAATATTTTGGAGGTAAAAACCCAGCGTATCCTAATAATCAAAATCCTTTAAATCCAGGATTAGAGAAGTTTGGTTCTAGTATATCGATTATAGCATCTACACATTACGTTCCTTCTGACAAGTTAAATATTTCACCTTATAAAGAGCGCATGTAACTATGGGAAATATCAAAAACGAGGGTTTAACCCCATCACAAATATTCGAACGATCATATAATGCCGCTCAAGGTAGAACACCTGCTATCCCTAATGTACCTGTATCTAAACGAAATCTAAAACCTCGTCCTAAGACACAGGTTGAGATGTCTAGGGATGACCAAGAACCATATGATTTAACTAAGTTAGGTAATCCAAATCAACCTGCTAATAATAACGAACAACAAACAGGTATTGATTTTAATAGATCATCTAAACTATCAGTTAAAAACGATGCAACAAAACCTTTTAAAGTTGGTTTACAAGATGTTGATGAAGCAGTATTTTATTATTTTAACAACGTAATACAACCTTTCGTTTATCAGAACGGAGGACGTTTACCTGTACCTGTAATATATGCTTCACCTGAACGATGGAAATCAGCTCAAAAAGATGGTTATTATAGAGATAAAGGTGGATCTATTATGTTACCACTAATCGTAGCACAACGTAACTCAATAGAAAAAGATAGATCAGTTACAGCTAAGATAGATTCTAATAGCCCACATCTATATTATAGTCTAAATAAGGGATACAATAGTAAAAACTCATATAATAACTTCGATTTAATCAACAATCGTAAACCAGTTCATCAAACACAAGCTATTGTAGTTGGTGATTATGTAACTGTAGATTATAGTTGTATTATGCAGACGTATTATATGGAACAACTAAACGCTTTAGTTGAAGCTATGGAGTATGCTTCAGATTCATATTGGGGTGATCCAGAACGATTTAAGTTTAGATGTTATATTGATTCGTTTCAAACCGAAGCACAACTAACAGATGGTCAAGAACGATTAGTTAGAGGGACATTTAATATTAGATTAAAAGGTCAGTTAATACCTGAAGTATTACAAAAAGACGTTTCAGCTTTAAAAGCATACAACTCTAATGCCCAAGTAGTAATAACACAAGAGACGGTACATGGGTTTGATTGTGATGGAAACATTATTACATTATAGGATAATCACTAAATAAATAAAATGGAAAATAAGTTATTAGAAAAAGAAGAGTTACAAACATTAAAAGATTTTAGAGTTAAAGAAGAAAACATCATATTATCTTTTGGGCAGTTAGGATACCAACGAGCGCAGTTAGATGAACAAGAAGACGATCTTTTAGATTTTAAGAAAAAGTTTGACAAAGAACGTTCTGATTTTGCATCATCCCTTACTACAAAATATGGGGATGGGACAATAAATGTAGAGACTGGTGAAATAACACCAACAAAATAAGTTTTTAAGAAAGGTTTTAGTATTTATAACAAACGAATAATACTAATAAACATATAAAATGGCAGAAACATTATTATCACCTGGAGTACTTGCAAGAGAAAATGACTCATCCCAAGTATCACAAGGACCAGTAACCGTTGGTGCCGCTATTATTGGACCAGCTGTTAAAGGACCTGTAGAAATCCCAACTACTGTTACTTCATATTCACAGTATAAGTCAATATTTGGTGGTGCTGTAGAGAGTGGTTCAGACAGCTACAATTATTTAACGGGAATTTCCGTTTACAACTATTTTCAAAACGGAGGTGAATCAGTATTAGTTACTAGAGTAACTAGTGGCTCTTTCAGTTCTGCTGAATCAACACTTGTTAGTAATAACATCTCAACAGCATCTAACTCTTTTACGTTAGAAACTTTATCTGAAGGAGATATTATGAATAACTCAGGTTCTGAATCACAAGGAGCCTTAACGTTGGGTACAGCGGATAACATTCGTTGGGAAATAGCATCTGTTAATACCTCATCAGGACAATTTAGTTTATTAGTTCGTAGAGGGAATGACAACAACAGAGATAAAACAATATTAGAAACTTGGACAAATCTATCTTTAGATCCAAAAGCTGAAAACTATATTGAATCAGTAATAGGTAACTCTAAAAAGGTAGTAATGAGCGATGGTGGAAACTACTACGTTCAAAACCAAGGTACATTTAATAACAAATCAAGTTTCATCAGAGTTAAAAGTGTACACACAAAAACACCAGATTACTTTGACAACAACGGAATAGCTAAAACAGCATATACAGCATCCTTACCTATAGTAGGTTCAGGTTCATTTGCTAGCGCAGTAGGAGGTTTATTTAATACAGCAGTTGCTGCTAACTTCTACGAAAACGTAGCAACAGCAGATATTCAAGGATTAACAGCTGCAGATTATACAACAGCAGTTGCGTTGATGGCTAATAAAGATGAATATGCTTATAACTCAATATCAGTACCAGGAGTAACATCACAAAATGGTGCCGCTATTGTTTCATCAGTGGCTAATAACTCAGTAAATAGAGGTGATAGTATCTCTATCGTAGATTTAGTTAACTATGCTGCAAACGTAGGTACAGTAACTAATCAAGCAGCTGCTTTCGATTCTAGTTATGCTGCCGCATACTGGCCATGGTGTCAAACAATCGATCCTGAAACAGGAAAACAAGTTTGGGTACCTGCATCAGTTATGATCCCAGGAGTATATGCTTACACAGACGCATCAGCAGATGCATGGTTCGCACCTGCAGGTCTAACAAGAGGAGCTTTAGGAACTGTTATTAGAGCAGAACGTAAACTACCTTCATCTACAAGAGATACACTATA